AAATTGAAAGATTTGTTTTCTGATTTAAGGCTTACTATGGAAGAGTTAATACAATATCCAGAGCAATTACACGATTGGTTATTATCTAATTATGGTTTTATAAAAACGGATTCTCCTGATTTGCCAACATATTTACCTGCCGAGTTTATGAAACAATTTAATGATAAGGCTAGTGCTAAAAAGCCACAAAAAGATGTTGTTGAAAATGGCAAGTTTACTGTAAAAGTACAAACAGAGCAGGGCGAGGAAGAGGTCCAAGCGGAGAGAATTCAAAATGAGGAGAGAACGAATTCTTTCTTTAAAAGAGCCGAAGCCGTTAAGCCAAATATCGATGGTTTCAATTCAACGGCAGAAAAGACTAAACATCTTAAGAGCATGGCTAATCAGATCAAAAAAGCGGGGACAGCAATGTTAACAGCCAATTCTAGTGGATATATCTCTGCTGAGATGATGGAAAATGCAGACCCCGAAGCCGTTGCCGAAATGCAAAGTTTAATATCTGGCGGTGAAATTGCATCTTCGTTGCCAGCATCTGGCGATGATGAGATACCCGATATTGTTTTACAAATGGCAGATAAGAGTGCCGGAATGAATCCTGCATCAAAAAATGCTGCAGATTTATTAAAATTACAACAGATGCAACAGAGGGTTCAAAATTCAAGAATGAATTTTGAGTCTGGTGAAAATAGAGGCAAAGGCGGATTTTCAAGGTCTGGATAAAAGAAAGTGTAAGTTATGCCCCTTATTGTAATTGATAATAAGCGTGTTGATTTAACCTATGATGAGATTCAGCTTTATAATAAAATAGTTGCGTCTTATACTAATTTAACAAATAAAGGCGAAGATTTATTTATTGATTTATTTGAGACAGATGATAATGGTACTATCATCTTTCTAAAACCACCATCAAAAAGACAGACGAGTTTTGAGGTATTTTTATTTCTAATGGCAGTTATGCAGCAACAGCACATAAGATTAATGTATAAACAAGTTGAAGATTTGTGTGCCCAAGTGAATGAAAAACTAAAAGATAAGTAATTTTATAGTATTGCCTCCAAAATTAACAAAATATCGTTTGTCGAGAGAAAGTTCCAAAGATCCCATTATTATAGAGGAAGTTAATTATGACGAATAAAGTAAGTCTCAGTGATTTTCTAGGCGACAGTTTGGAGGAAAATTTTTTAGAATTTGACCTAACTAGTATTCAAGAAGTCTTAGAATCGTTAGCTGAAGAGAGTGCTCATGATTTATCTCATGCAGAGTTATTGCAGCAGAAATCATTGAGGGGAGCAGATATACTCAGTGAGTATCTTTGCAAAATAGTTAAGACAGTAAGTTATTTGGAAACTAAAATAAATAGTACAAAAAATAAAGTGTCCCTTGAGTATACTGCTCCAGAAGGCACAAGAACTACATCAGAAATGAAAAAATGGGCAGGCGAATCATCATCAGAAGTTGAGGAGTTGCAAATCAGATTGGCAAAAGCTAAAGCCAGTAAGATGGTATTAGAGAAGAAATATGATATTTTAATAAAAAGCCATCATCATTTTAAAGATATTGCCTCCGGTATGCGAAAAACGATCCTCGGATATAACTCTGGTACAACAGAAAAAGTGCCCGAAGGCTACGAATGAGCGGAGATAAAATGGCAAATAAATTAGATGCATTTTTTAAGAGTTACTCAGATTCAGAAGAACAATTAGATTATAGAATGGCTCATGAAACGATTGGAGAAAAGGTTCCAGTTGTATCAACCGGCTCATTATCATTGGATGATGCGTTATCAGCGGGCGGTTTGCCAAAAGGAAGATTGATACAATATTACGGTCCTTCAGGATCTGGTAAGACATTAATGTCTATGATTGCAATCTATGAAGCTCAGAAACAAGACCCAGACGCTCAACAAGTATTTATAGATGCAGAACAGACATTTGATCCTACTTGGGCAGAAGTTTTGGGTGTAGATACTTCTAAGATAATTCTTGTAGAAGGCGATATGGCAGCCAATGGACGTAAGTGTTTTGAAATGCTTTTAGGTGTACCAAAAGAAGATGCCAAAACACATATATTAAAAGGTAAGTCAAAAGAAGGTCTATTGGATTTAATTATCAATAAAGAGCTTAACATAAATATGATTGTTTTAGATTCATTAGGGTCTATTCTTCCTCCGGGCGAAGACACTTCTGCTATTGGTAAGATGAATATGTCGCTACTAGCCAGATTCTTAACCACTACATTTAGAAAACTTAGTTTAGAACTGCATAAAGCCAAGGTTCCATTTATCATAATTAACCACAAGAAAGATAATATGGATCCATATGGGGGAGATCATACATTCTCTGGTGGAAATACATATTCTCATTTTTTGAGTGCAAATGTTTATTTTGAAGCTGTTCAAAGAAAAGATGCAATGATTCTTGATGAAAAAGAAAATAAGATTGGTCATCCATTAAGGGCGACGGTTGAAAAGTCTAAGTTTGGACCTTGGCCAAGAAAATGTGAATTTAAGGTTAATTTTGGAGTTGGTGTTATAGATGTACATGAAGAAATTGCGCAGTTAGCGCTTGATTATAATGTAGTTAATAAACCAACATCGGTAACGCATGAATATGGCGACAGGAAGTGGGTTGGTTTTCCAAAATATTGTGAAGCAATTAAAGATGACCCAGAGCTGGCTGCAGAATTAAGAGTAAAGATTGGTATGGCAAGGGAAGCAAAGCTAGATCAAAAGAGACTTGAGCAAGCGTTAAGAAAAGTTGGAAGGGCTGCCGAAGCAGTATTAGATGCCGTGGAAGAGTCCAAAAAGACCAAAACCAAGAAAGCAAAGGAAGAATAATGTCTAATGATATTGCGGTAAGTATATCCAACAGGGTTCCTAATGGTAGTTTCATATTGAATAAACCGTCGTATTTAATTACATTGGAAGAAAATTCTGGCAAGACAAAAATTACGAAATACTTTATTACGCTAGATAAGCCTGAATTTTTAAATGGATTTGTGCAGGTGAAGGGATTATTTGCGGAAAAAGAGATGACCGAAGAGGTTGTAATAAATAGTTTTTCCTCGATCTTGACATCTGCCGATAAAGGGTTATTTTTGGAGATGTTATTTCCGTGGCACAAAATTTGTAGCATACGAAGCCTCGTATTTAAGGCAAAATAAAGCCGAAAATAATGAAAATAGTTGATAAAAAAAGGTGATAAAATGATATCTAAGAGCAATAAAAATGTTCGTGAGAACAAAACAGAAAACGCTATATTAACCGGCGTTTTGACGGTCCTTGATAAGAATAGAGTTTGGACAGGAACCATGACTGACTTGAATAAAGAATTAGTCAAAAACCTGGGCAAAAGGGCACCTTTGCCGCGCTCCCCTAGCGCGCTAAGAATTGTCTTAAATCGCGTAGTCAACAGACTTCGCAACAGGGGAGTTAGTATTAAGTTCGGTCGCACAACTGATCATATGCGTACTCGCTACGTAAAGTTTATTACACGATAATGTGTAATGTCTGATAAATTAGGTAGATTGTTAAATAGATAAACGTACTAGATTGTACAGAAGATAATAACATTAGGAGATCAAAATGACAACAACATTTGGTGAAGTTTCTTGGAACGATGATGTATTTTCCGGCTCAGAAAAAAAGAATTCGAAAGATCTATTCTTAAGATTAGATGAGGGCTCAAATGAAATGAGACTCATAACACAGCCTTTTCAATATTTGGTTCACAAGTATAAGAAGGAAGGTGATCCTGGATTTGGTCAAAAGGTAAATTGTTCTGCCGTTCATGGCAGTTGCCCGCTATGTGCTGCTGGTGATAAAGCCAAGCCACGTTGGTTGTTAGGTGTAATCAGCCGCAAAACTGGCACATATAAGATTTTGGACGTTTCTTTTGCGGTGTTTTCTCAAGTTAGAAAGTATGCAAGAAACACAGCGCGTTGGGGAGACCCTACCAAGTATGATATTGACATTGTAGTCGATAAGAACGGTGGCGCAACCGGATATTATGCCGTCCAACCTATTCCAAAGGAACCATTATCTGCCGCAGATCAACAAATCAAAGATTCTGTTGATTTCGATGATCTAAAGCGCAGAGTTACTCCACCTACACCAGATATGGTGCAAAAGAGAATTGATAAAATCAATGGAGTAACCGGGGAAGCCGCAGAAGCTGCACCAACACCAAGTGGTAAGGCAGCAAAGGCAGCAACCAAAGCCGCTCCTGCTCCAGTAAATATGTCTGAAGAAGAAGATGAATCATTTCCAGCATATGATGGCGATCAAGCCAAGTAATCATAAAAGCTAGAAATATTAAGGGACTTAAGGTTTAACTACTTTAGGTCCCTTTTGCTTTTTCTAGTTATATACTTCACATGAGCAACTTATCTACAATAGAAGAACTAGAAAAGATTTTGCTGTTCTTGAAAAGGATAAAAAATGTCTAAAGTGCTTGGAATAGATATAAGTTCTACGACTATAGGTTGGTGCGTTTTAACAGTAAATGATCTGACAAAAGAAATACAATTATCTGATTATGGATATGTAAAACCCATTAAAGATGGCTACATTATAGATAGAATGGTTGATACTAGAAACAGAATATTATCTATCATTAAACGACATAATCCGGATTATATTGGAATTGAAGATATCATAAAATTTATGAAGGGCAAGAGCACTGCAGATACAATTATTATGCTTACTACCTTTAATCGTATGATAGGTTTGTTATCATATGATTATTTAGATAAAAAGCCTGAATTATTCAATGTAATGACTATAAGACATGGTTTAAAAATGGGAAAAATTCTGCCCAAAAAAGAAGAAATGCCAGAGCTTGTCGCTAAACATTTAGGAATTACATTCCCTTATAAGTACGAGACTGGCAAGCGCAATAAAATTACAAAAATTGCAGAGGAAAGTTATGATACTGCGGACGGTATTGCGGTTGCGCTTTATTATGCTTTTGTATTAACTGGTAAAATAAAGCGCAAAAAACAAGTGGTAAAAAAGAAAAAAGCAGCAAAGAGAACTAAGAAAGGTCTAAAAACTTGAATTTACAGGAAGTCACGAATATATTAGAATTATCATCTGATGTTTCTCAAGAGAAGAGTAAAGACGATATTGATGTTGAAATTAAGAAGTTAATAAAAATTTGTTCAAAATGTGGATCAGAAAAAGAATATGTTCTTTTTACAAAGAATATATGCGAACAATGTATGAAAACAATAAGACACGATTATTATCTAAAAAATAGAACTAAAATTAGTGAGAAGAAAAAAATAAAATACATAGAGAATAAAGATAATATTGCGCTAGATAGAAAACTGTTTTACAAAAACAATAAGGAAAAGATATTAGCAAAGGTAAAAAAATATAGAGAAAATAATATAATCAAGCGTGCCGAATATTCAGCCAAATATAGGAAAGTTAATTTACATAATATTGTGCGCAAAAATTCTATTTATAAAAGGAAACGTAGATTGTTTGATCCTGCTTATAAATTAAGAGATAATTGTTCTAGGTTAATTAATCACGCCATGCATGGATCTAAAAACGGTCAATCGATATTAAAGTATCTTTATTACTCTATGGAGGAACTAAAACATCATTTAGAAAAGCAATTTGATGAAAAAATGAATTGGGAAAATTATGGATCTTATTGGCAGATAGACCATATTATTCCACAGAGTAAATTACCATATACTTCTATGGAAGACGATAATTTTAAAAAGTGTTGGTCATTAGATAATTTAAGACCCTTAGAAAAAATTGCTAATATTCGAAAGGGAAATAAATTAGTAGGTAAAGTATTATGAATTTAGAAGAAGCTTATCGCATACTTGGGTTATCTTTAAATTCCTCTAAGGAAGAGGCTAAAAAAAAATATCATATCCTAGCAAAAGAGTTGCATCCCGATATAAATAAAGACGCTGGTGCCGAGGATAAATTCAAAAAAATTAATGAAGCCTATAGTTGTGTGCAATCTGGAAAGGGAACAGATAGAGAGGAACAAACTTTTACTAGAAACCCCTTTTCTGGATTCGGTTTTCATCCATTTAGGCAAAGACAGAGAAATTATCAGCCGAGAAATGTCCAAGTTGATACAACTATATCATTTAAAGAATCCGTATTTGGTTGTAAAAAAGATATTTCATTCAATCATAAAATAAAATGTTCTGAATGTAATGGAGAAGGAGAACAACAAATTAACAACGGCTGTAGCAAATGTCATGGTATGGGTACTGTTACCCAGCAGCGTGGTAATATGATATTTACACAGACTTGTGATAAGTGTGGTGGTGTTATACAAACTAAGCCATGTGATAAATGTAAGTCAAGTGGAGCTATAGACGCACAAGCCTCAGTTCAAGTTAATATACCTGGTGGTATCAGAGATGGGAATATATTAAGACTTAGTAATATGGGTGATTTTGTTGGTAATTTTATGAATACTGAACAGCGTACTGATGTTCACTTAACCGTTACTGTAATACCTCACCCAAAGCTAAAGTTGATAGAAAATGATGTTGTACTATTATTGCCGATTTCTTTGTTAGAAGCCCTTTCTGGATGCACCAAAACTGTTGAAACTATAAATGGATTTACTGATGTAGAGATTAAGCCCAAATCTAGAAATAATGAACAAATAATCATTCCAAATTTAGGGGTTAATAAACAAGGTTCACAAAGAGTTATATTAGATGTTAAATATCCAGACAATATAGATGGTCTTATTGAGCACCTATCAAAAATTAATCTAGTCGCCTAAGAGGTATAAATGTTTTCAATGCCATGCAATAATAAGGGGTGCGGAAAAGTCCAAGAACCTTATATAGACCCTAAAGATGATAAGGTTTATTGTTCTCTGTGTAATAGAGAGATTGATAATGTAACCTATTTTGCTAAAATCCAAATGAAGAGTTTAAAACAATATAAACCAAAGGTTGCCACATCTTTCGCCGTAAAATGTGATAAGTGTGGTAAAGAGGCTCGTCCTTTACTAATAAATGATGATGTCATTTGTGCTGGATGTAAGAAGCCTCTAGATAAACTGAGCGTGCCATTCAGGAATATGTTAAAAGAGAAGCTTAAGACTGTTGGTAAAGATGTAGCATAAGGAAGTCGCTATGTTAGATAAAATTGTGGAGTCATGTAGGTATCTATTAAATAATTTTCCAGAGGCTCAAGAATGCAGAGATTATCTTAATTCTAGAATAAATGAAGAAAGTCAAGAACGATTTCAATTTGGGTTTTTCCCTAAAATACATGACTTGTCGGCTCTAACTTCATTAGTTGGTGAAGATATTTTAAAGGAAACAAAGCTAATATATACCAAAGATATAAGTGACTCATACTCTCCAAGGAGTTTGAATTTTTGTTTCTTTGATCAACATCCGTTGATTATGCCTTATAAAGATGCATATGGAAGAACGGTCGCATTAGTTGGAAGAACTATCTTATCTGAAAATGAAAGAGAAAAATCAAAAATAGCTAAATATAAAAACACAGTTTTCCAAAAAAGAAATTATTTGTTTGGTCTTAATGAAAGTAAACAGAATATTTTAGAACAGGACTGCGTTTATATAGTGGAAGGTCAGCTTGATGTTATCAAATCAATTGAGTCTGGATTTAGAAATGTAGTGGGATTAGGAAACTCAAATATGACATATTATCAATTTTCTATCATTAATAGATACACCAATAACATATTCTTATTATTGGATAATGATGAAGCTGGCGAAAAGGGAAGAAAACGTATAAGTAAGCTTTTTGGACAATATGCAAATATACGAAATTTTTACTTACCAGATCCGTATAAAGATATCGACGAATATCTATCAAAAAATAGTTATGAGTCTTTATCTTTTGTTGTTAGAGATTGACAACGAATTTCACTATTGATATATTTTGATTTAAACCAACTTTGCACCAATCAGGAACCAATATGAATAAAAGACAAAATAGAAGTGATCGTTATCAATGGGTATTATTAGAAACGGTGTGTTCTAATGATATGATGGAAGCATTCTGTAATGAAGACGGAATCTATAATAGATTAAACCCTTTTGGATATAATGAGGACCTCATGGAATTAGAAGACCAACTTAAAATTGAGTTTTGGAGAGTTGTAGACACATTATTAACTCCAAGACAAAGAGAGGTTATTCGATTATACGCCGATGGTTATACTCAAATGGAAATAGCTAAGATGCTAAATGTTAATCAAAGCTCCATAACTAAGTCCTTAAATGGAAATGTGGATTACAAAAATGGTAAGAAGATTTATGGCGGCGCTCGTAAGAAAATAAAAAAGATTATTGAAAATGATGAGCGCATTAAAGACATACTAGATAAGATGCGAGACATTCGTGATGAGGCTTGGTAACTGAAATACATATAGCAAAAACTAGATATTGGTAATATTTTGGAAATACAGTGATGGTCTATCACTAATAAGTACAGAATATTATCAATATTTCTTTATGTATAGTGTGGCATATTCTGTATAATGGGAGACGCGATGTCGAAATTTGCGATAAATTACTCAAACTTGGAAAACACAATTTATAAAAAAGCGTATCGTCTTGAGGACGTAAAAGACAGTATTGAAAGAGTAGCTTTTGATGTGGTTAGATTTAAAGACGATGATAATGGCGCAAATTTGTGGCAAATTCAAAGTGCAGATGATGGCGACTATATTGTGTCAATTTATGAGCCAGACCCTTTAGAAAAGATAGCCAATAATTGGTCTGTATCGATTAATAAGATGAGTGGTGATATGCAAATTTCTTATAAGGGAGATCCTTTGCTTAGGATGGCTTATAACAGATTAGGTATTCCTCGTTCCGAATTAAATAAAGCAGAGCAATATTTGCCACAAAAACTTGCTGATAATAAGAAATTAGTTAAGTCTCTATTAAATGAACTTAATGAATCAGCTAAAAAAGAGGTATTAAGTAAATACCCTGAATTGGTTTAAATTACGGAATAGGTGTTTAAATGAGCCTCGAAAAAATTCAACAATTAATTGGTTCTATAACAAAAACGGTAGAGGATAATCATAAGATCGCCACTCCCGTATTAGCTGTCAAGTTAGCGAAATGTCTAGAAGCATACCCACATGATCAAACTATTGGTGCTATGTCTAGAGTTATTGAGAAGATGGCATCTAATAATACATTGTTTATATGTAGGGCTGATCTTAAAAATCTTTATCAAAAACTGTACTCAAATAACACGAAGTTTGCACAATTATTTGAGAATGAACTTGGTGAAAAAGCAGTAGAGCCAGAAATTACAGTAAATATTAGAGATGACGCTGCCCAAATAAATACATATGAGATAGCTGATCCAATCTTATCTAATGCACTTAATAGTGTTTTTGATAAAAATGTCCCATTAAAGATGTACTCACAGGCATTAGCCAATAAGGCTTTAGATTCTGTAAATACAGATTTGGATTCTTGGGGGCTAAAACCATCATCATTGGCTGTTAGTGACGGCAGTGATAAGTTTTTGGTTATAAAGGCTGATTACGAAACACCAAAAGGAATTACTAGTTTCTATGTCCCAATAGAGATTCATAATAATACTGTTTCTGAAGCGTCTGTGTTTATGGGAAATTCTGGACCACAAGAATTAAATCACAATAATGTCAAGAAATATGTTATTACAAATGCGGGAACAAAATTAAAGATTAATGGAACTAGCATATTGAATGTTCTTACAAAAGCGGCATCTGAGCATAGAGAAGTTAGTGATGCAGAATTAGCATTAACAAGACTCCATGCAGCCCGTGAAGGCAAATCAGAATTCTTCCAAGGACAAATTGTTGGACAGAAGATGGCTGAAGCGTCAGCAAAAGATGTGGAGCTTCCAAAATTTGATGAATTTGTTTCTTTTGAAAAACAATTTACATCTCCTCAAGGAATTGCTAACTTTAAGTTTGGTGCTGACAAATTAAATATTGCCCGTAACAATATAATTAGAGATTTGGTCAGTATGGGACATAATAACCCTCAAATTGCCATTTCCGATCACAATGAAACTACTGTATTTTATAGTGTTTCCTTAGATGGCGGCAAAGTTGCATTTAAGGTTCCAGTGAATATATCTGGCGGTGTTGTTAATAAACCTTCCGTACTTATTTGTAATGGATCTGTTCAATCGTTTGACAAGAATAGTATTAGCAATCTATATGCCAACAACGAATCAGATTTCAAGGCAGCAGCCTCAGCATCTCCATTGTTCGGATTAAAACCAAGCGATTTAATTAATAATATTAGGGTCGCTGTAGCAGAGGGTAATACTGCAAGAGCAGAAGATGCGTTGAATGTATTGGCAAATGCTGGCGATGAAAAGGCATATGCTACTGGATTCCAAATCTTCTTACAAGGATTAGGTGGAAAGACTGCAGAAGCCTCAGCAACAACCACATGTTCTATGATAATTAAGGATAGTAAAGTTAGTCAGCATGCAATTTGCGGGCATACTGGATTGCCAATACACAAAGTTTATCAAGATAAAGAGGGCAATTGCCGTCCGTTATATAGACGCGGTATGGACGAAACTTATGAGGCTGCGACATTTATTAATGCCAAGATTTTTGGATAAGGAACAAATATGTCACAGAGATTATTTAGATTTGCCGATCTGATGGACCAGAAATATGAGATATTATCTCTTGGCGTAAAGCACCGTCCAAAATCACAGGCTCAAATTCGCAGAGAAAAAGAGCAACTAGACAGACTAAAAAGTCAAAAAGATTTGGAAGATCCAGAAGTTAAAGAAGGGGCTCTAAAAAGCGCGAAATCTGATTTTATCAATTTTGTGAACATATATCTAAATACCTCTGATGCCGTTATAGATAATCCTTACTCTCCACTATCTCAGGGTGGGCGTACTGGCAGAAATGTTATAATCAGAGAATTATACTTATTAGGGTCTCCTGAAGCAAAAGCCGTGGTAAAATTATTGAATGAGATATTACCAGGAGATAGACCAACAGGAGATTTAGATCATTTATCGTTAACAGTTTTGTCCAATAGGGTTAATGCTATTGCTAAGATTTTAACTGATGATAAAACGAAAGAAAAAATGGTTGCTCTTATTCGCGCTCGTTGGAGCGAAGATTTTATGAGTGAACCTAAAATTCAAATGTTGAATGGGTTAATTCAAGCCTCTAAAGATTTATTACCAAATATTGTCGCTGTATTTTCTCTTTTCTCAAGAGGACAGGAACCTGTTGAACCAACGCCACATGAACATATTCCATCTTCTCCACTATGGAGAGAGAAAACAAACTGGAGATTGGGGATGCATGGGGTTGATGAAGACACTATGGAATGGATTGGAATAAACAGTCAAGAAGATTTTGAAATTGCCAATAATGTTCCAGAGATAATTCCAGTGTTTGAATATGTTATGAAGCAAACTAGACAGGGAGACATTCATAACAGAAAGTATCCTAAAGGCGGATCACATCTAAAAAGATTAATACAGGAGTATAAGGCTAAGAAAAAGTTAGAGACAGGTACAAATGTTGGCGCGTTAGATCGCCCATTAAGTCCACCACCAAGCCCTCTTTTACAGGATTTCTTAGAAGAACAAAATCAAACAACTGGTCCTTCTGCTATTAGAAGAACATTTTCACCTGAAGAAGAACGAGAAATTGATGAGTTGCGTAAGCAACGAGAAGCTAGAGAGCGCGGCGAAGGTTCCGGCGAAGGCTCTTTTTAATTGAGGAAAACATGAGAATATCAGAAATGTTAATAGCTATAGCTTCTTGGTTGGAAAGCCCAGATAATGAAGCCATTCTTCTTGCAGAATATGATGATGACTGTCTTGAGGTTGTTGCCAATTCTTGCGTACAGGCTGCACAATTATTGAAGATAACTGCTGAAGCAGTAGAGGATATAGAGCCACCAGAAGAATCTAAGATAACTCCAGAGTCTATTGATGAGTTGGCTAATTTGGCAACCGCTTTTGATGAATCAGGCGATCCAGAATTAAAAAAGCAAGCTTCTGTTATTGATGAGCTTCTGTTAACTATTGCCTCTCCACCTAATGCCATAGTTCAGAGACAAGATTTGGTGGATAGAAGACTTGATGAGCTTAAGAAAAAATATGAGCAAACAGGCAAAGATTTAGCCGAAACAAATAAAATAGCCGATTCAGAAAAGGCTATTGAAAAAAGCCAGATGACTAAGCAAATGGAGATTTTAGAAGCCCCATTAAGCTCTAGATATTGCCCAGATCATCCTGGCGCACAGATTGCCCGTGTTGGCGAGCACATGTGGCAGTGTGAATTAGATAAGAAAGTTTATAATTTTGAGACTGGATTTACGTTAAATAACGGCAACAAGGTACCTGGAGGCGACGTTGCAAACCAAACACAAGCCCTTGATATTCCTTACTATGCTATCTTTGATTCTAGATCGGAAAGAATGGGCAATAGCTAATAAGAATGAATAATGAACAAAAATGCACTCGCTAAAATACTTCAGCATCCAGATAAAGATGAGATTATCTCAAAACTAGTTATTGGTATATCTGCTAAAGATATACACGATTGGTTACAAGCGAAATATACAAATGTTAGTGAGTATAAATTTGTCATAGCAGAAAAGTCTATTAAGTCTTTCCAAGCTAATTATTTAGATATTTATAACATGATTAATGAGGATTTAGCAAAGTCTAAATCCGCACTAGCAGAAAGCACGGAAGATCAGCTTGCTTTATCTGTTCAGAATAACCCTACTTACAAGAATAAAATGTTAGAGTTAGCAGGTAAAGAACTAGATATAAGACAGATTGTTACTAATTTATGTGTGGCTATTGAGAGTCGATTAGCTCAAGTATTTGATGAAATTCAAGAAGATCCAAGAAATATTAACACCAGAGTAGATAGATTATTAATTGATTATGCGGAAGTCTTAGGGAATATTTTAGAAAAGTACTATAAGTTCACTGAGGCTCCTGCTGCACAAACAGTTACGCACAACGTAAATGTACAGGTTACAGAGCATATTTCGGTATTTCATGATGTAATCAAAGAAGTTTTATCTCAAATGGATTTGGAAACATCCCTGTATTTTATGGAAGTATTTAATGAAAAAATGTCTAAGTTAAAACCTCCAGCAGAAAAGGATACACAAAACACTGAGATGAGACTGGCTGAAGCCAAATTGTTAAACGAAAAGATTGACAAAAAAATTAACGAGTAAAGCCATGTCGCAATCTACCTCTAAAAAAGCATACCCAAATTTTGAGCAAATACAGAATTTTCCCAGCTCTCATGATATGAATAAATGGCTACAAGCCGTTAAAACGATATACTATGAGGAAAGAAAAAATCAATTAAATAGAAGTGCTGCGGTGCAGCGAGTTACTCAAGGATGGAATGTTACTGAGATAAATGATTTTATTAGTTGGTTAAGATTTTACGAAGAGGGTACTCACTTGAAATACAAAACCGCACAATTTTGGTATGGAAATGCAGATACTGGATATCTATTACCAATAAAACAAGATGCTCCAAAAGAGTCGGCACAAGTCGATGGTTCTGCTATTGATTTTGCTAGAGACTCTACTGCTGATGAATTATCCTTTTCTGAAAAGAAAAAGATAATTGAAAAGCAAAGAAATAAGATAATTGGAAGATTAGATTCTGCTGAAAAACTATTAAGATCTCAAGAGGGTCAATTATTTGCAGATAAAGACTTTGCTATATTATTAGAGACCATTTATGAATTGAAAAAGAAAATTCAGATGGTTAATAAGAAAAGTACATCAAGCACTTTGTATGAAGATATGATAATACGAGAAGCCAATATATTGACTAAGAAGGGTCTTGTCAAGGGCGCCAATCTATTATATTCACTAGCTCAAGCAGCACCTCCTCCTGCTCCTCCACCACCAGCACCTCCAGCAGACCCTAGTGGGGCTCCTGGTGGATTGCCAATGCCACCACCGCCTCCATCACAAGAGGCTTCAGGAATACCCACAGAAGTCCCAGCAGATGGTGTTGCCAAATCAAAGGGCATAGATAAGTTTTTAGAAGCATTAGATGATGATAATTTAGACAATAATGATAGTGATGACGATACGCTAGAAGTACTGGATGTAGATGATGAGAATTTAGTTGTAGAAGCTCAAGTAGATCCAGGACAACCTGCACCACCACCACCAACCCCTGCCCCACCAATTCCGGCTGCTAAGCCATCTGCTGATTTAGAAGTTAAAGAAGATGAAGTTGTAGAGTCACCTAAGTCTAAAGATTTTGATCATATGGTAAACTCAATATTTGCGGATTTAACCATATCTGATGTTGTTGCTAAATTTGAAGACATTGCTAAGTTTTATAAGACTAGAGAGATGCCAAGACAATTAGCTATGGCAGACATGATGTTAGATAGTTTAGGTTTAGCCACATTCTTTCCAGCCCTATCTGAAGCGACAAATAAAGCGCTTGAAGCTAATAACTATATTTCTACACGTCTTGAAGATATCATTTCTAAACTTCGTGGAACAATGAAAACTAGAGAAATTGATATAAAAAACGAAGAGCATAAAAATTCGTCTCCAGAAGCAGAAAAAGCGAAACAAATTCTACAAGAACAAGACGAAAAAGACGCAGCAAAAAAGAAGATGAGAAAAGAAATGGAAGAAGAATCTTTAAATGAAGAAAGTAAAGAAACGCCCGAAATAGACATCTCAGAAGATTTAGCGCCTCCACCAGCAGCAAAACCAGTAGTTCCACCTCCACCAGCTCCAGCCGCCAAACCTCCTGTAGCTTGATATGAAGCAAATGAATGAAATTACACGAATTACTTCAAACAATGATAGTGGTACAAAAAGATATAGGCGCAACTATGCCCTATATCTGCGGAGGAACTCCGCGCGATAAATACTTAAATAGATTAGATAAAATCGCTGATATTGATATTACTACTGGGGATAATACTGTCGAATATTTATCACAACAATTTGCTATTGAATTAAAGAAAAAATATAATCTGATTAGAAAAACTATGAGTGATGGTCATAGTTCTATTTTTATTGGTAATATGAAGTTAGATTTTTCATCTAACTTCGTAGTCCCGGGCATTGATGCTATTCTAAATAAACAAGGAATTAATAAGCCTAGTAATATGCAAAAAGAGTTGTTTAGCAGGGATTTCACCTGTAATGCTTTATTACTGTCTTTTGATCTGAAAAATGTTATAGATCCGACAAGATTAGGATTTAATGACATTAAATCTAAGAAAATAAAGACTTGTTTGTCTCCAGATATTACTTTAACAAACAGTAAGAATAGAGTTATTAGATCTATATATTTGGCATGTAAGTTAGATTTTGATGTAGATAAGTCTATTATTGATTTCGTAAAACAGCACCCAACATCTGTTAATATAGCATCTAAAACAACATTAGTAGAAAAGGTTAATGATGCTTTTAAATGGGACGCAGATAAAGCAAGCTATTTATTAACGCAGATGAATCTATGGACATATATTCCAATCACTGAACCGATATATCCATATTACCGGAAGCATTTAAAGGGTGGAATAAAATGAAATCATTACAAAAAGACGCTTATTTTCAGGGTGGAGGTGGAGTTAATAAACCAACCCCTAAGAAAAAAAAATATAAGTCTGAACGAGCCATAGTTGTGCAGCCACGTTTTAAAGAGCCATTATTTAAGAATTATGACTTATATGAAACAGAGGGTGTAGATGGACCTGCTAAACACGGTCCAGGCACAGGACTCTATCAAAATATGGATAAATATGATAGTGTAGAAGATTTTGTCAAACAAAAAAGAAAGCGCAACAAAGATAAATATAAGGCTGATGATTCATATATAGAAGATGATGGTAGTATTACTAAATCAGAGAAAAAAAGCAATAAAATTGCTCGCAGAATGATGCTACTTTCGGTATTGACAAAAACTGCCATTGATTTTCCAATTGACGATCAAATTGGGTCTACTCCCATTTTAGGAGATTCTGGATCCTATGCCGACTCCATACCTATAGGTGGGCAGCTTGACGAATATTTAACAATGCCAGACTTCGAAGGAAAAGGTCCTGAAGAGTTGAACCATGGTAGAGACTATACTGAAGATGGTGATGAGGATAAAAAAATAAATATCATACAATCATTGTTGGCGGAATTAGAAGGAAAATTAAATCCAGCAGAACCAAGTTTATATGGATTACCAGACGGAATTTCTCCTAAAGAAGATTTGGATGCACCAAATGATGAAGATCCAGATTATGGCACTACAGATAGTGGAAATACCCTTTATAGCAAAACATGGTTCTAATTATGCAATATAAATGCATATAAACATATCATAGAGTTAGGTCTAGAGGTACTCGATGTCATTAAAATCTACTGCACAATCAATTTCCGGCACGCCTTTTCTTGTCATAGAACAAGGAGAAAATGAAAATTCTTCTGAGCCATCAATAAATGTTGAGCCGGAAGGATTTTTGATGGGAGAGCCATCAAATGAATTATCCGTTCATGAAAATGAACAGGATGGGCACGATTTAGAGGTTAGTGACCCAGAAACCGAGATAGTCGTTATTGAATTAGACGAAATTCCTGGCGCTGGTAGTCCTGGTCCTATTGTAGAACAATCTCTTGAAGTATCAGAAGAAGATTCAGATGGAAAGAATAAAGACGAATCTAATGCAGATGAAAATGATGCCAAAAAATCTAAGAAGAATCCAAAATGGGATTGGGAATCTAAAGGCGCTCATGGATTTGTGGCTTGGGTTAAAGAACGCTTCGATACTGTTCCAAAACACTCAGGATATGATACTGCAGGATTAGAAAGAGCCGTTTCTTATTTAGAGAAATTAGATAATGAAATATCTAGAGCCATGAGATTAGATTTAGAGGAAGAACTAGATGCTAATAAAGTTGAGGAAATTAGATCTACAATTGAAGATGGTCTTGATAGGTTACATGATAGATTAGATAAGATTAAGAAGACTAAAAAGAATAAAAGAAAGAAGTCCACTTCTCAAGAAGAGCATGAATCATTTATTAAAGAAGCGCAAAAGATAACTGGTGTTCAAGGGATTTATATTATGGCTCCATTATTTGCTTCTAGAATAGCCAGAATATGCATAAATGGTATGATTTCTGCCGGTCATGATATTGAAGATATCTATGCAAAACAAGTTAAGAAGTGGAAATTAACTGATCGTGAACAAGCCGAGGTTATGCAGTTACTGGCTGACATGGGATATCCTCTTCGTCAAGATAGAGGTTATATGCCAGAGGAAGATTTTGATATTAGTGTTGATGATCAGTTTGATTGGGCAGCTAATTTTAAGGGATAAAAATGGCAAACTATAGATATCAAACAGTTATTAGCAGAAATTCTGACGAAAATATAGAGGAAGATCATTGGCTTAAACGTTTTCAAGATGAGCTTATCGGCAAAAAAGCTGTACAGCCCAAACCAATTGATAATTTTTTGTTTGATCAAATCAATTCAATCATGAATAATAAGTCTAAATATCCATCAGTAGCGGCTGCTGTAGAAGATATGAAGGAAAGAAGCGGACTTGCTGCATTCTTGGCAAAAACTTCAAACAATGACGAAAATGATAATTCTAAAACTGCCAATGAAAAAACAGCCTCTGATAATAATGCTGTTATTAACAAAAAAGTTCCAATTGGTAAGAAATTACCAATGGTCATTATAAAGTGCCCACATATTCAAAAGACCATTGAGAATATTATTAAAAGCACAAGAGGAAATCTATCAATCCCCGCCATTATAGATAGGGCAAGATCTATCCATCAAAATGATGTATCTGATGCCAAAGATTGGGAAGCTGATGATTTATTATATTTTATTAGTGGAGAAAATCTTAAAGCTAAGCAAGAACACCCAGACATCTCTAATCAGTCATCAAATTTAGGTCGCAGAAATGATTCTAATCAAGATGAGGATTTAGCCGCTGATAATAATGATGCTTTCAGCGCGCTGATGCCAGCCAAGTATTAAAAGTAGGGTAAGTGCAAAATCAAAGTCAGTCTACGAAAGAGCTATTCAATAAACTTAAGGATCAGCTAACAATAATAGATCCGGTTAATTTTGTCGAGAAGTATCTTACTTTGGACGGCAACCCTTTTAGGCTGCATGGCAATGGATATAAACCATTTGCAGACATATATAGGTATATAGGGATTAAAGCGTTAGAGCCAAATTCTTTACCAGTAATTTTAGTAAAGGGACGCCAAGTTGGCGGAACAACTATGGCTGGTGCCCTTGAAATGTATTTTATGGGCTCTGGTTTATTTGGAGTTGGTGATAAGCCTCCAATAAGAATTATTCATGCATTTCCACTATTAGAACTAGCCGCCGCCTATTCTAAGACCAAATTAAATCAGATGATTTCATCATCGTTAATTATAGAACCTGCAGACAAGAAGAGCGGTGGTAAAATAAAGTCTTATATGCAGAGCTTATTAGACCCAACAAGCCCTACTAATGACTCATTACATTTCAAGCAATTCATTGGTGGAAACCATCTTTGGATTGAATCTACAGGTATTGATGCAGACAGGCTAATGGGTCGTACTGCGGACATTATCTTTTTTGATGAGGTTCAGAGGACTTCTGGTTTAGCAATGGGAAATGCTCTTAAGATTTTAACCACGGCTAAGTATGGAAAGCCTAGCAAGGGAGTTCAAGTATATTTTGGTACACCACGTCGTAAAGGATCAGATTTTCATAAGATGTGGATGTCATCGTCTCAACAATATTATTATCTAGGGTGTGAGCAATGTAAGAAACATTTCCCATTGTATACACCGGGCAGTGATGATTGGGAATCAATTTGGATTTATGGATTTATAGTAAAATGTCCTCATTGTGGGTTTGAGCAAGATAAAAGACAGGCGGCAGAGCGCGGCAAATGGGTCGCTCTTAAGAACCATAATGACGAAGATTGTAAAATGATTGGGTTTCATATTAACCAATTATACATGCCTACATTTAAGCGTGAAGACATAGAGAATGAAAAGCCTGGCAAACACCCAATTAATACAGAAAGAATCTTTCATACAGAAGTTTTAGGAGAGTTTTTTCAAGGCGATACAAGCCCAATTACTCCAGAAGAAATTGCAGAGTATTGTGGTGATGCCGGAAGAAAATTCAAAGCAAGAATAAGTCCCGGAGAAGAACAAATAGTTGTATTGGGGCTTGACTATGGTTTGCGTGCCGATATTGAGCAACTAGCAAATCCTGAAAAAGCTAAAATTGCAGGACAATCTTATAGCACAGCCGTTGTATTAGTTGCGAAAGGTCCGGGTTTACTTTCTATAGAGTTTGCAACTAAGTTTAAACGAAATGATCTTGAGAGCAAAAAGGGCATCATAGATCAGATTATGAGACAGTATAGTGTACAGTTAGCTGTTGGAGACATTGGGTTTTCTCAAGATTTATCTGAAACATTACATACTATATATGGTGACAGATATATTGTGTCGCGTGCCAGAGGTAAAGTAAACAATTATGTTCTATTTCAAAAAGACTCTTTTCCAAAAGAAATAGATTTTGAAAGAGATCATTATATTGGTGAGCTGTATGGACAAATGAAAAAAGGACAAATTAGATTTCCATACGGTGATTTTGAAAAGATTGCTTGGTTAATAGATCATTGTTCTAGTATGGAAATAAAACCATCTATTTCAAAAACTGGAGCGGATCCAGTAATACATTATGTTAAGGGAAGTACTCCTAATGACGGATTTATGGCGTTATTAAACGCTTATTTAGCATATAAGTTTATGGTGACGGCAGGATTTACAAATAATAACCCATTAACTCAGCAACAGAACTTTGCTAATGGTAATAAACCTCTTGTATTAACAGGATTTGTTCCTAGAAAATTTTAATTGCCTCATAAATACTTATACTACTGATATATTATTTATTATGTATAGTAGAGGGTATAGTGGAAATGAGGCTTTATGTCTGGTTTTAAAAAATCTAAGTCTGAACAGTTTTTAGAAAAAAGAGGAGCTGTTCCACATGTTAATAGCGGGTTATCTGCATCTGGTATTTCAAAAACAAGTACACATATGTCAGGAGGGGTTCCTCAAGTAAGTGCTTTGATGGCTAGAAATGTTTCGCAGTTTCGTAGAGACAGTCTAACAGAAGAGGTAAAACAAGGTCTATTTAAAGACGGTTCTGGACCATCTATTAATGAAGATGGAATAACAACAAACTCAGTAGTATCATCTTTAGTGGGCGTTGTTAAACATGCCCAAGTTGTTAGCGGTGGTGGTAGTAATTATCGAGGCGGAAGTGGTGATGTTGTTAAACAAACACCAGAGGTTTATTCTCCTTTATGGCTAAACAGCAACCTTAATCTACCAAGAGATCGCCCTACAATAAATGCGTGGTGTAGAAGTTTTTACGCTTTAAATCCATTTGTGCATAATGCTATCAATTTACATAGCACATATCCAATCAGTAAGTTAAATATAAAATGTCCTAATAAAGATATTGAAAAATTCTTCAATGATATGATTGAAGAAATTGACCTAATGAATATCTGTGTTCAAATTGCTCAAGAATTTTGGCTATTGGGAGAGGCTTTTGTTTATGCAGAACTTGATGAAAGTAAGGGTAAGTGGAGTAGATTATTAATTCAAAATCCAGATTTTATGTTGGTAAAAAGAACAGTTGTAGCAAATGAGCCAATCATAATGTTACGACCAGATGAGAACCTTAAAAAGATCATATTTTCCAATAAGCCTTCTGATATAGAACAAAAAAAGCAATTAAATCAACATATTATTGATTCTGTAAAGCATGGAGAAAATATCCCATTAGATAACTTCCATGTTTCTCATTTAGCTAGAAGAATCAGTCCTTACGAAATAAGAGGAACCGGACTTCCAGTTTGTATTTTCAGACAACTAATGTTATTTGATAAGCTTCGTGAGTCAAAGTATGCCCAAGCGGATAACATGATTAATCCGCTAACTTTAGTTAAGATAGGGTCCGCTGATTTTAAACCAACATTTGCAGACCTAGAAGCATGGAAAAGTGTTTTTGAAGCGGCTCAATATGATAAAGATTTCAAGATATTTACACATGAAGGCGTAGCCGTCGAAAGAGTTGGCTATGGTTCTGGTATTTTTGATATTTCTGGAGATATAACACAGATTATCAAAGAAATATATGTAGGGTTGCAGGTTCCACCAGTATTAATGGATGGCGGCGCAGACACTACATACGCGAATGGTGGCGTTGCCCTTGACGTATTAAGACAGCGCTATATGCAGTTCAGAAATATGATGGGTATGTGGTTAAAGAGAAAGATCTTTGCCCCAATATCTAAGATTCAGGGATTTTATGATTATTCCAGCGGGGAGAAGCAATTAATAGTTCCAGATATAGATTGGAACCATATGTCACTATTTGATGCTGGAGATTACATTAATAACCTTGTTACTTTGACGCAGGGAGAGGGTCCAGCTAAGAGGGCATCTTTGCACTCATTGTATAGATCTATGGGTCTCGATTATGCCGATGAAGTAAGGAAAATGCGCATAGAAGCAATTCAAGACGCAATTAATGCAAAAGAGAAGGCTGCCCTAACAACCATGAGTCTTAATGAATTAAGAACTCTTGATGAAGAGGATGAAATTCCTGAGCCAGAGATTCAACCAGGACAAACTGGACCTGGCGGTGAGCCTCCATTACCAGGAGAAGCCCCTCCAGGTGGATTACCAGGATTAGATATGGGTGGTGCAATGCCACCTCCACCTCCAGGTGGAATGGGTGGCGGTGGAGGAGAAGGTGGAGCACCACCACCTCCACCTCCAGGACCCTGATGGCAATAAAATAAGCCAACTTTACATTCTTTATGGATAATCTTGTATTATTTACGATTGGACATAAATAAGGGTATCTCTATGCAAAAAATAGCACAAACAAGAAACATTTGGAATAGAATGCGCGAGGGTATTGGTTGGGATAGTAAAGAATATGCTGAAGCCAATCAAAAAATGCGAGACACTGACGATCATGTTCGTGCAATTATCTCTGGTACAGTTGTTGAAAATTTTCAACCACTTACTAATAGAAGCATGAAAGACATATTAAAATCTGCGAGATCTAATCTTAATAGAAGAGAATATGCTAAAAGTGTTGGTGATTTATCCTTATTTCACAGATGTATAGTGGATTCTTTAGATATACTTAAAGAATTTGATGATAATTTATCAAAAGAACATAGCAATTTCTTATTACAATCTGTTACTCCCGGTTCTGACAATTACGATCCTGAGTATGCTCAATATCTAGAAGATTTAAGAAAGCGTTTCAGTCCTAAACCTTCAGGCAAAACTGCCTATTATTCTAGCGATCTTGTGAAAGAGGCTGGTATTACTGATTTTATGTCAAGATTCAGTGATAGGGGTAGAGAGTTGGCTGCTTGGGAGAAAAGATATCCTCATAGGGCTAAATCAATAAAAATTAAGACAACAAATATGGTTGATATCTCAGAAAAGTTATTGAACCTTATATTGAAGACTTTAAAAGTAATGGCAAAGTTTAGGGATGCCAGAAAAATTGACAACTGGTATGATGAAACCAAAAAGATAATAAGGGCGGCGGAAGCATATCATAAGAGTTTTCAAGCATATTATGATGCTGAGTTAAAACAATTGTTTGAGTCAAGAGAGTTTGTTGCAAGAGAACCAGATAAAACAGAAACAATTGAAACTGTACCTGGTGGGGAGGCTACAAACGTAACCGATACTAATAATAAAACCCGTCCAGAGATAACGGACGCTATATTAGAAGATATACCAGTAACCACTACTTCACCTGCCACACCTTCTTCTCCAGCCAATCCAAATATAAGAGGAAGGGTTCGTCCAGTCCCAACCAAGATAGATGATTTAACAACACCAGCAGTTCCTGCCCGTGATAGATCTTATTATGATAGAATGTCGCCAGCGGTATTTCCGTCTAGTGTATTACCGTCTCAACCAATGTCAGGAGGATTTGTTGGAGCCCCTCCTAGTGAGTTTAAGTTGCCAAAACCTGAGGATAAAGAACCCAAACAGCAATCTCTTCCAGGTATTGCTCATACAAAATTCTTTTCATCACTAGAAACATTATCTAATGAACATCCGGCAGTATTAGCTAAATATATTTTGAAGTATGCGAAATCCATTCAACAATCGGATCCATTAATCTATAATAAGTTAATTGATATAGTTAAAAGCATTAAGGCATAAAATGAGTAAATTAGATCCTACATTTTATCAAAGATTCGTGGAGTTTAGCAAATCTGCTGAAGACCAAAAAGATATTAGAAATAGTAATCAAGATGCTATAAATCGTGCGAATAAATATGGGTGGAAGATTGTTGAAAAGGTTACTAATCCGCCAGACATATCGACAATACGTGCGGCTGTTAAAAATGCTGCGATACAGATGTTAGGAATTAAAGAAAATGTAGATTTAGCAGTTGATATCTTAATGGGTCAACTTGGAATGGAAACGGGCTTTAAATCGTTACACAATAATAACGTTGGTAATTTAATGGCGGCAGGCTCTCCTAATCAATATTGGAAAGGTGATGTTATTATTTTATTAGCACACGAATATGATAAACAAAAGAAGAAATATTATCTTAATAGTTTATTTAGAGCTTATGATTCATTAAATGATGGGGTTTGTGATTGGGCGTCTTTATTAAAGAGAAAATTTCCTGCCGCTGTTGAAAGGGCTGCAGATGGTGATCTTGAAGGGTTTGTTACTGAGTTAAAAAATAATCGTTATTTTACCGCACCAGTCGAGTCTTATATGGCTGGAGTAAAAACTTGGTCCAAAAAATCTAAGACAATGCCAATTAATAATTTGGTAAAAAAAAACAATATAACTCCGACTAATGAGCACAAACCAGAAGATAATAGATTTCGTGATTTAGTTCAGAGTGTAAAATCTAAATATATGACAAATGGAGACAGTATGGATTTAACACAATATACTATGCCTCAACCTAAAGTATCCGGTCCAGTAGATTCTGCGCCAACTGCTGCCGTTAACAATATGTTAGATAATTTATTAGATCAAATTAGGGCATCTGAAAAGAATCATAGTAAGCTTTATAGAATTCTTCTTCCAGAGAATAGTCTTGTTATCAAGATATTTGCCAATGATAAAGTTGATGCAATAGAATTTGGAAGGATATTATGTTCTGCTTTAGACGAAGAATTATTGGCAAGATCTTATACGCACACAAATAATGATGAAGTAGAGGTTGAGTGCAATATACATGGTCCACATCAATTATGTTATGATACAGTATCTCAATTAACAAAATCTGTAGCAGAAGCATTCAAATATGCAACAACAAAAATAGGCGGAATTGATATTAATACACAGGTAGTTATTAATAAAAAGTCATCATATTCAGAAATAACTTTAAAATCAGCACTAAGCAATTATAGAAAGTTTATGCTTAAATTTGCCTAACAAGGATTTTCGATGATACCACGAGAAGAGCTAACCAGTGTAGTTGCAGAATTAAATGTTGATAGGGAAGCGACTGTTGCTG